CGAGCGAGCGCCATTGACGCCTGAAACGCGTGCTCGCCGCGCTGTTGGCGCTATAAATGTAATGACGCAATCTCAAAACCAGAACGCGATGGCACGGTGATGACGAGCGAAACACAGATCTTCTTCGACGTGGCCGTAGCCGTCATCGGCGCGCTGGGCGGCTGGATTCTCAACACCGTCTGGACGGCTGTTAAAGAGTTACAGAAAGCCGACAAGGAGCTGGCCGAGAAGGTCGGCGAGATAGAGGTGCTGGTCGCCGGACGCTACGTCACCCGCGACGAGTTCAACCACACGCTCAGCCAGGTATTCGCCAAGCTGGACACGATCCGCGATATGATCGCCATGAAAGCAGACCGATGACAAAACTCAACGCGACATCAATCGCCCGCCTGCGAGGCGTGGACGCCAACCTGATCGCCCTCGCAAAGAAAGCCCGCGAGATCTCTCCGATCCCGTTTGAGATCACCGAGGGGCTGCGCACGATGGAGCGCCAGCGGTATCTGGTGAAGACCGGCAAGAGCCGCACGCTGAAGTCCTACCACCTGCGTGGCAAGGCTATGGACTTCGTCGCCATGCCGGGCAACAAGGTGTCATGGGATCTGAAGGACTACAAGACCATTGTCGAAAAAGCCTTCAAGCCGGCAGCCAAAGTGCTGGGGCTTTCTGACAAAATCACTTACGGCGTCTACTGGAAATCAATCGTGGATGGTCCTCATATAGAAATTCACGATTGATTTTTCCACGTCACATTGTTCCGTATCCTGCGAACGCAGTTTACGGAACATCCATAGATAAGGGAGAGTTCTTTGGCTGTCTTGTCTGACGCCCTTATTTGCCGAACTGTCTCAGCGGTTACTCGCGTAAACCGCTCTCTTTTATCTGATTCGGTCCCCGTACCGCGTTTCAGAATATACCGCGCGTGCGCTAAATTTCCCCTCCTGTTAACCCACTCAAGATTGTCAACATGATTGTTTTTTCTATCGCCGTCTTTGTGGTTTACTTCTGGCAAACCATTAGGGTTTGGAATAAAAACCCGCGCTATAAGCCGGTGAACATACTTATTTGTTTTCTTCCTGTCCTTAGCCAATTTTACGCAAAGATAACCGGCGCTATGGTTAAACGGCCGTATTTCTTGCGACGGCACCGTTCGAATTTGTTTTCCAAATTGCCGCTCGCGGCTTTTGGAGCGTACGCGCCCATCTTTGGACGCTTCGTAATCAGGGAATATGTCTATTGTCTGCCACATAGGGAACCTTCTAGCAAGGTTCTTTCCATGATACAAGTGTAAACATGATTCAGGAAACCCTTCGCTTCCTTATCTGGTCGACCATGTTCTCGCTGCTGCTTTGGGGCGCGGCGCTGCTGACGGGTTGCTCGGTCGAGGGCGACGGGTTCACGAATAACGGGCGGCCCGTAAAGCCTGTCGTATGTAAAGAAGTCCATCCCGGCTATATGAGGTGCAAAAATGTTGACTAACTGGATGACTACGATTCCCGGCATTCTTCTGTTGGCGCGCACGCTCTGGGACGCGTGGACGACCAAGACTATTCATTGGAATGAGCTTCAGGACGCCTTGATCGCGCTGGGCCTGATTGCCGCCAAGGACTGGAACGTCACGGGCGGGTCAAAGATTCAGGATTGAAAGCGACAGGCCGAAGTCGCCAAACCCAAAACGGTCGATGAAACGATTGATGATCTTGATACTGGCCGCTTCTAGCGCGGCCTGTCAGACAACGAGCGGGGGTTGCCCTCCGCTCGTAAACTATTCCGCCGAACAACAGGCGTTAGCCGCGCGCGAACTCCGACGACTCCCGAAGGGAAGTCAGCTCGCTCAGTTTGTCACTGATTACGGGAAGTTTCGCGCCGCGTGCCGGCTTTGACGCCCGCGCTACCTTCCGGTCAGCCTTCTTCTGATATTCGATAGTCTCTACGCCCTGTTTGGACGCGATGTAATCCTCAGCAAACGTCGCCGCGAACATCTCGTAGTTCATCGCATCAACGTGACTGTCGAGATGGGCAGGCGACGCAAACGCGCGCGCGTTCTTGACGCACGCCAGAATTATAGCGATCTCGTAAGGGTGGAAGTCGCGCCCGAGGCGCAGGCTGGCAAGGTCAGAGATCAACTGAAAGTTATCTTCAATCCCGCCGTAATTAGCGCCGCGCTCGGCGATTACGTCCCCGGCCAGTTTCAGAAGTTCGTGCGGTGTCATCTATTTCCCTCATTAATTCGGCCCGTTCACGCAACATCCGCAACGTCGTGAAACGCTGGTGCAGACGTATGATGAATGTGGACCGCCGAGCGTTACGGCGCTCGTCCTCCAGAAGGTCTAATACCTCCCGTTCCGTCAGGCTGGTCAGCACGTTCTGGAGTTCCGGCCAATTCACTTCAGTTCCTCCAAGGCAATCTCAGCCAATGTTCGTTTGTCATGTAGCGCGGCAAATATCCGCTCGTCAATAGTTTTGTTACAGATTATGACGTAGCACCACACGTCGCGCGTTTGGCCGCTGCGGTGCAGCCGACCGATGGTCTGCTCGTAAAGCTCCAGCGACCATGGCAGCGACAGGAACACGATCTTGTTGCCGCCGAATTGCAGGTTGAGCCCATGCCCGGCGCTTTTGGGGTGGATCGCCAGAAGCTGTATTCGCCCTTCGTTCCAGTTATCCACAGCGCCATCTTCGTCTATAGTGGTAAGTTTATATCGGCGCTTTAGTTCGGCTAATTCTTCCTTGTAATTGTAGACGACAATGGTGTTGTCGTGCTGGTTCTCTTCGAGGATGTCGTCGAGCATGTCGAACTTGTGGCTCGATAGCCATTCTGCGCCAGCCTCACCATAAACGAACCCGCCCGCGAGCTGCTGTAGTTTCTGCGTTACGACAGCCGCTGTCGGGGCTGTGATCGTCTGGCCCAGTTCAAGAACGAACTCTTTTTTTAATGTCTCATAAGGCGTCAGATCCATGTCGCAGCGCATTTCGACAACGTGTAGCGGCGGCAGCTTGTCCTTGTATTCGCCCGGCTCCAGCACGTAGGTCGCCGGTTTGATGGCCTCCATGATCTTTGGTAGCGCCCCCGGCACCGGCTCCCACTGGCTATACTCGCGGTTAATGCAGTAGAAATACTGTTGCAGGAACGCGCCCTTGCTGCGCCCGAGCAGCGACTGATCGACGACTTTGCATTGGCCGAACACATCTTCGAGCCCGTTCGACGTGAAGGACCCGGTCAACCCCCAACGGATCTGGAACTGATCGAGGATCTTCAGTAAGTATTTGAACCGTTTGCCGGATGGATTCTTTAACCGCGTCAGTTCGTCAAAGACAATACCGTCGAAGTTCTTTGGATCTATTGACGGGATGTTGTCATAGTTGGTGACGACGATGTCGGCGTCTGATTCGAACGCAGCCTTGCGCTGCGCTGGCGTGCCGACAGCGACGGCCAGCTTCATATGCTCGGCCCATTTTTTGGTTTCGACCGGCCAGACCGACAGACACACACGCTTGGGCGCAAGCACAAGCCAGCGGTCACAATGACCGCGCGCCGACATGTCCGACATGGCCGTTAGCGTGATTGCTGTCTTGCCCGCGCCAACCGGCGCAAGGATCATGGCTCGGTCGCGAGAGAAGAGGAAATCGGCTGCTTCATGCTGATAGGGCCTAAGCATCCATAAACGCCTTTATTACTTCTGCCGCGACTTGCGGGACAATCGCGTTACCGTAGGCGCGCAAGCGTCCCACGCGGTTGGGAACCCCATCAACCAGCAGACAAAGGTCGGATTTAACGCGCCGCGTTTTTCCGTCTGCGCCTCGTCGCCATTCGGCGTTGTTCCATGGGCCAGCTTGTCCGTAATCCAAACCGCGTCCGCCAACGCCGTCTGGACGCCATTCTCCTTCATCCGCTGGGGGTCTTTGCTGTTCTTCGTGTTCTTGTTCGCCTGTGGAGTCGGCCATGTCGCGGCTGCTGCTGCCGTCTGGATATTCATCCCGCCGTCTCTGCCGGATGTCCCCGCGCCCGTCGTGCAATTTGCTGTCGGCGTTGGCCACCCAGAACAATCGCTGTCTGATGTGCGGCGCGCCGACGCTCGCAGCGCACAGATCGGCGCCCGCTGCGGCATATCCCACGTCTTCCAGGTCAGCGAACACTCCGGCGAGCCATTCACGTCCAGCGCGGCTCGCAACCTGTTCGCCAAAGACCGTTGCAGGTTTGCACTCGGTGATAAGTCTGAAGAAGACGGGCCAGAGGTGGCGCTCGTCGTCCGCTCCTTTTCCTTTTCCGGCGACGCTGAATGGCTGACATGGACAGGAGCCTGTCCAGACGGGTCTATCGTCTGGCCATCCCGCGAGGCGCAGGGCGAGGCTCCATCCTCCGATGCCAGCGAAGAAGTGACATTGGGTGTAGTCTGCAATATCCATTGGCTGAACATCGACTATGGATCTTTCGTCTACATCGCCGTCAGGAATATGCCCGGCTTTTATCAGGTTACGCAGCCATTCCGCTGCGTAAGGATCTATCTCGTTGTAGTACGCTCGGTCGCCCATCTATCCACAGCTTCTATAGAGTTAAGACATGCGTAGTTCTGGTGGAGCCTGCGCATGTCGTTTGCAAATATCTTCTGCAACGCAGACAGACGCCCGCGCTCCGTTTTCAGTTCGATGAACCACGCCTCGCCGTTTGGCAACACGACGATGCGGTCGCTGACGCCCCGGTTCGACAGGCTGTTGAATTTATACGCCAATCCGCCCATAGCTTTCACGGACTTGACGAAGTAAGACTCTATCTCTTTTTCCAGCATAAAAATATTTGTTGCACGAATCATAAAATTTGTCTAGGCTCGAATCATCGAAAGGTAAGGTAATGTCACACAGCAACATCGTTGGCGGCTCGACCGCCAAGCGGCTTATCAACTGCCCCGGCTCGCGGGCGCTTGTGGATAAAGTTCCTCCCCGTCCATCAACATCATACGCTGAAGAAGGAACGCGGCTGCATAACGCTATGCACGCAATCCTGTCGCTAGACGCAAAAGTCGAGGACTTTGACAACCACGAGAAATTGCAGTTTGCTCTCGGCGCTTTGAACGAAATAGATCCCAACCGTGAACTGGAGTTTCAGACCGAGCTTACGGTGCATTATGGAGGGTTTCTTGCAGGCGTATTTGGATCAGTCGATCTCATTGGCCGAATCGGCCGCCGTGCAGTGGTTCTTGATTGGAAGTTTGGTGATGGGGTGGCGGTGGACGCTGAAGAAAACGATCAGCTTCTGTTTTACACCGCTGCTGCTATGCGCACACCCGAAGCACGTTGGGCGCTGGAAGGCGTGGATGAAATAGAACTTATCATTGTCCAGCCGCCGCGCGTCAGCCGGTGGCTCACAACACCCGGTCGCGTCAAGGCTTTCGAGCGCACGTTATACGACGCCGTGCAAACGTCGTTCAGACCTGACGCGCCCCTTAACCATGGCGATCACTGTCGTTGGTGTCCTGCGAAGCCGACATGCCCCGCAATCACGGGGCAGTTGGAGCGCGCGATAGCAACGAAGGTGAAAGCTATTGACCCGGAGAAGATGAACTATGCTTTGGCGATGGCGCTCCTTGCGGAAGAATGGGCGAAAGGCGTACGCGAACTTGCGCAGACGATGCTTGAAAATAAAGCGCCAATCGATGGATGGAAGCTCGTGCCCAAGCGCCCTACACGACAGTGGGCCGACGAGGCAAAGGCAAGAGCAGCTATTGCAGAAATGGGATTTAATCCCGAGGATTTGATGGTGATGAAGAGTCCGGCGCAGGCCGAGAAGATCTGCGGCAAGCTGCCGAAAGAACTCTTTGTTTCCATCTCCACAGGTAACACCATCGCGCCGGAGAGCGATCCCCGGCCGGCGGTGTCTACACTGGGCTCCGACATTCGTCGGGCCTTCTCTAAACTAGAGGTAAAGTAAATGAATATCGTAAAGTTCGGTAACGCTAACCTTCCCACCGCTGCGTCGCTTGCGGCAGCGTTGCGTAAGACAGCCGAAGAGGCCGCGTCGGGTCCGGGCGTCATCCTGAAAATGGATAAGACCGGGCACTGGGTCTATGGCGCTGACCAGACTGAAGTTGACCGTAGTGGAGTCTGGGCGGTTAATCCGCTCTCGTTCATCCACGGTTACATCGCGTGGGGGGAGGGTGAGGTTCTTGGCGAGCATATGGTCCCGATCACTGATGAGTTGCCGGAGCTGGATGCAGCGCCGCCGAACGCCAAGCGTGGTTGGGAGCCGCAGGTCGGCATGAGCCTCAAGTGCATCAGTGGCGAAGACAAGAACGTGGAGGCGCGCTTCACGACGACTGCGGTCGGCGGGAAGAAGGCGATGCACGCGCTTGCTATGAAGGTGGCCGAGCAGGTCGAGAAAGATCAGGAAAAGCCTGTGGCGCTGGTAAAACTTGGTTCCGATCATTACCAGCACAAGAGCTATGGCCGGGTCTTCACGCCTGTGTTCGAAGTCACTGACTGGATCGGACTCAACGGCCCGGTCGAGGAGGCTGATACGGACACTGGCCGTCGTCGTCGTAGCTGATACAGAGCGGGGGCCTAGCGCCCCCGTTTTCTTCGAGAGGGTAAGATGGAAAAGGTTAGCTACTATAAATACGACGCCAAAGATCAAAGGCACATGCTGATATCGCTGCCGCGCGTTAAGTGGCTGGAACTCGATCCTGATTATCGGCCGCCCGCGCCACCTGTCGAGATTAAAGAAGACCGACGCAAAGACGCGCGGATAGGCAATAAAGCCATAACGGGCGGCGTCAAGTATGACAGGCCGGCGCAGAGAAGCGACGCGCTGTCGCCCGCGCAGAAACAAGCGTGGGCGCTATATAGCGGCGGCATGTCGTTTGTTAACATTGGCGTAGAGATGAACCGTTCAACCAACGCGGCCCGCAAGCTGGTCGCACAGGCAAAAGAGAAACTAGGGATAGGACTGGAGAAATGACTAATGTTCTGGAACGAGTGATCGAAGATCAGCAAAAGAAAATCGACGAGTTAACGAAAGAGGTCGATAGTCTAGAAACCGCGCGCCGCGCCAGAGTAAAAGACATACAGGATTTTTACGCCGATCAGGACGTGCTTTTCAAATTGCTGAACCGACTCGTAAACCGCTCCGCGTTCAACCGGATCAGGCACGACAGTCCTGATTATGAAGAATGGTTGCATGATGTTCGAATGTTCATGCTGGACAAGAAATGGTGCATGAACTGCGAAACGACCGGTTGCTGGGGAGACTGCTATGACTGAAGCCGACCTTCTGATGACTGCTTACAGGATGGAGTATAATGAAGCGAAAGAGCGGGCTCCCGGAAGCATCGCGGAATTGGAAGCGCGGATTGCTGACATGCCAGCCCGCAGCGCACAAAAGATAATGGCTGAGCAGGCAAGGGATATTTCGGAACTGAAGGCGCAGCTTGCAGATGTGCAAAAAGGCCGCGATACGCTTGTGGCGTATATTGCAGAACTGGAGGCGGCGCTAGAGAGGATATGCGACACAGACCCCGATGACGGAACCGCTTGGTTCCACGAAGTTGCCCGCGCCGCGCTGAAGGGAGAGAAGGGATGACTGACGTTGACGAACTGGTGAAGCGACTGCGCAGGCTTGATTATAAAACCGATTTGGATGAAGCCGCCGCCGACACACTTGAAAGGCAGGCAAAATGGCTTGAAGGTTTTGTTAAGCAATCCGATGAAATGGCTATTGCGTTATCAAGTGAGGCAACAAAAAGTGACCATCTGTTTGCTGAAAACAGCAAATTACGCACCCGCATCGCGGAACTGGAGGCAGCGCTAGAGAGGATATGCGACACAGACCCCGATGACGGAACCGCTTGGTTCCACGAAGTTGCCCGCGCCGCGCTGAAGGGAGAGAAGGGATGAGATACAAGCTGATCTATTATGCATGGGTCGACGGTGAGAAGGAAACCCACATCGAAAATGTTAGCTATACGATGGCTATGGCTCTTAAGAAGCTCCTCGTTATGCAGGGCGCAAATGAGGACAAGTTAGACGTCGAGGAAGACCGCGCTGCGCTGAAGGGAGAGAAGACTTGATCTTCTGGGTCGACTTTGAGACAGCCAGCGAGTGCGATCTGCCGGAGGCGGGCGTGTATAACTACGCCCGTCATCCGTCGACCCGCGTGCTGTGCATGTCCTACGCCTTTAACGATGGGCCTGTGATGACGTGGCGGCCGGGTGAGCCTATGCCCGACGTGCGCGGTCAGATCCGGGCGCATAACGCCGCGTTCGAGCGGCTGATCTTCTGGCATGTGCTGGGTATGGACATACCGCTGGAGCAATTCTATTGCACCGCTGCGCAGGCGCGGGCGAACTGTGCGCCGGGGAGTCTTGAAGACGTTGGTCGCTTCGCCGGTCTGTCAATGCGCAAGGACCATCGCGGCGCGTATCTCGTCCGCAAGTGCTGTATGCCGCCCTATAACACTGAGCTGCTGCCCGAGCTGATCGAATATTGCGAGCAGGACGTTCGAACCATGCGCGCCGCCAGTCAGGCCATGCGCGAGCTGACGCCTGAAGAACTGGAGGACTATCATGTTAACGAGCGCATCAATGATCGTGGCGTTCTTGTCGATATCGCTCTGTGCGGCGCGGCGGTCAAATATGCGGCTGACGAGCTTCGAGAGATTCAGGACACCGTCGTCGAGATCACAGGCGGCGAGATCACGAGCGTTCGAAGTCCTCGTATGCGACTGTGGGTGCAAGAGAGGCTTGGCCCCGAAGCGCTGAAGCTGATGCAGCGCGAAGACAAGATGTCAATCGACAAGAACGTCCGCGCCAACTTGTTGGCTATGGACAACCCGGAAGAGGTGCCTCCCGATGTCAGAGAAGTTATCCAGTGCGCCGATGACCTTTGGGCGTCGAGTGTGGCAAAGTTTGATCGTCTTCGCAGCCTGGCTTGCGCTGACAGCCGCGTTAGAGGCGCTTTTGTCTTTGCCGGAGGATCCGCCACAGGACGCGCGTCTAGTTACGGCGCGCAGGTTCACAACTTCACACGTAAATGCGCAGATGATCCCGCCAGCGTGCGACACGCGATGGTGCGAGGCCACGCCATCGTGCCGAAATACGGACGGCGCGTTACTGACGTATTGCGTGGTATGCTGCGGCCCGCTCTGATACCAGCCAAAGGCTTCTCTTTTGTCGTCGCTGACTGGTCGGCCATTGAGGGCCGTGTCAATCCGTGGCTGTCCGACAGAGGCCATAAGAAGCTACAGCATTTCCGTGATGGTCTGGATGTCTACAAAGTTAACGCGGCAAAGACGTTTAACGTAGACTATGACGCCGTGGACAAGGGGCAACGTCAGATCGGCAAGGTGCAGGAGTTGGCGTGCGGATTTGGCGGTAGTATCGGCGCGTTCGCTGCTATGGGCCGCATTTACGGAATCAACCTGCCCGCGCCGCAAGCGCGCAAGATGGTCAACGCGTGGCGGCTGGCCAATGACTGGGCGCCGCCGTTCTGGCGCGATCTGGAAGTTGCATACATTCGAGCGTTGCGCAACAAAGGTAAAGAATTCACCGCAGGAAAGATAACCTACCTGTCAGACGGCAAACATCTTTGGTATTGCTTACCCTCAGGCCGTGTGCTTTGCTATCCGTTCGCCCGATTTGAAGACGACGGCGGTATCACCTACGCCAAGGCGTCGTGGAAACCCGCTGCCGATGCGAAGGAGTGGCCCCGTGCGCGTCTGTGGCCCGGACTGGCATGTGAGAATGTCACACAAGCGACCGCCCATGACCTTCTTCGTGAGGCTCTTCGCCGTCTTGATAATTTGGGTCTTGCGGTCGAACTTCACGTGCATGATGAGGTTGTGCTTTCTAGTTCTAGGCCGGAAGAAGATAGACAAATACTGATTGACGTCATGACAACGCCGCCGTCATGGGCGGAAGGATTACCGCTCGACGTAGAAGCGAGCATTATGGGGGTTTACGGAAAATGATTGAATATTTCACAAAGCTGGCGCCGGAAGGCGAGACAGCCCTGATCGTAAGGCAGATCGACACGGGTAAGCTGCACGCTGACGGAACGCCTCGTTACACATGGCCCGCTTATTATCCATCACACAAGCGCCGTAAAGGCGAGAGCTGGTTCATCAATACCGGATCGTTCATCGTTGACCGATTCAAGAATGGCAAGCCGTCTGCGAGCGTGGCGAACTGCACACATGTTCTGTTTATGATGCTGGACGACATCGGCACGAAATCCAAAACGCCGCCGCTTGCGCCTACAGCTATCGTCGAGACAAGCCCCGGTAACTTTCAATACTGGTATGCCTACAGCGATCAGCCGACAGTTGAGCAGCATTGCGCCGCGCTGTCAGCTATCGCGCGTGCAGGCTACACTGACCCCGGCGCGACTAACGCGGTGCGTAATTGTCGTCTTCCGGGGTCCGTAAATGTGAAGCCGGGACGCGAGGCGTTCGAGTGCCGCGAGGTAGAGTTTTACCCTGCGCGTGAATACACGCTGCAAGAGATATGCGAAGCGCTTGGCGTCACGCCTGACGAAGAGAGCAGCCGCGCGAATAATATACGTCTTACGGACACCGGAAGCGATGACGTGCTGGCGTGGCTGAACGAGCAGGGATTTGTTACGTCGCGCGTAAACGGTGAGGGCTGGTGCGGCGTCGTCTGTCCAAATCACGCCGAGCATACAGACGGCCAGCTAGAGGCCCGTTACATGCCGCAGTCGCGCGCGTTCTGTTGCTATCACGGCCATTGCGAGAACCTTGACAGCAATTACTTTTGCGACTGGGTCGCCGAGCAGGGCGGCCCGCGCCACAAGCCAGGCATACGTGACGAGCTGATCGTCGAGGCTATGAAGCCGTTGAGCGGTCTGAAGCCGACGAAAGAATACCCGAATGTCGCCGACGAAATCAAAGCCGAGACGGAGCGCAAGCAGGCAGGACGCGAAAACCGCGCGGGCTGGCATAGTCGCTTCGCCTATATCATATCCGACGACGCCTACTTTGACCGCCACACGTGTTCCGAGATCAGCCGTAAGGCGTTCAATGCGCTGTTCAAGCATGTCGATTGCACGGTTTCGAACGCCGAAGGCAAAAAGCGCCGGATCGAGGCGTCGTCATGGTTTGATATGTTCCGCGAAGAAATGGGCGCTTACGCTCTGCACGGTCTGACCTACGCGGCCGGCGAAGACTGGATGGTTACAAAGGATGGGCTTGTGTATGGCAACATGTGGCGCGACGCGCGCCCGGTGGTCAGCGCGGCCGGCGACCCGCAGCGGTGGATCGACCATTGCCGGCGGCTTGTGCCGGAAGAGCATGAGCTGGAGCATATATGGAACGTAATGGCCTATAAGGCCCAACATCCGAATGTAAAGATCAACCACGCCGTCTTGCACGGCGGCCGTGGCGGCTGTGGCAAGGACACCATGTGGGCTCCCTTTATCTGGTCGGTCTGCGGGCCGCACGAGAAGAACAAGGGCCTGATCGACAACGACAGCCTGTCGAGCCAGTGGGGCTACCAGCTTGAATCCGAGATCACGGTTCTGAACGAGCTGAAGGAACCGGACGCCAAGGATCGGCGGGCGCTCGCGAACAAGCTGAAGCCTATTATCGCCGCGCCGCCAGAGACGCTGGTCATTAACCGCAAGGGCCTGCACCCCTACCAGATGGTAAACCGGCTGTTCATGCTGGCGTTTACAAATGAGGATATGCCGATCACGCTCGACTCCGACGACCGGCGCTGGTTCTGCGTCTGGTCCGACGCGCCGAAGATGACAGCCGCCGAAGCGCAGGCGGTGTGGGCCTGGTATCACAACGGCGGGTTTGAGGCCGTTACGGGCTGGTTGCGTGTCCGTGACGTGTCCGCGTTTAACCCGCAGGCGATCCCACCCATGACGGATTACAAGCAGAAACTTATCTATGTCGGCATGAGCAACGCCGAGGGCCACGTCTACCACATGATCGAGAAGGGCGAAGCGCCTTTCGATGTCGATGTTATCAGCGGGCCGTGGCATACAATTCTGGACAAGCTAAACGAGACCGTGAACAACGCAACCCGTGTCGTGCGGCCGGCGCTATTCCATGCGCTGAAAGAAGCCGGCTGGATTGACAAGGGCCTGTGCTACTCGTCAGACTTCCCGTCGAAAAAACATTGTTTTGTGAAACCGCATATGGCGGACTGGAACCGGTCAGAGGTAAGGCGCGCGCTGGCAAGGCTGACGCGTGAAGGGGAGGATAAGGATAATGTCGTCTCAATCGCTGAACGTATATCCGGTGTTCATAAAGCACCTGGGTGATCTGACCGAGGCCGTTGAACTTTATCTTGACTGGGCGTCGAGTCCGGGGGACGATGACTGTCCGCCCGAGCTGATAGACCAGCTCTGTGCAGCGCAGGAAGAGGCGCGGGCGCTACTGGATGGGCTCGGTTATGGTTCGGAACCTAATTGACCTTTTGATCTGCGCCGCAGCATGGCTGACAGAATACGGGTGCGGGTGGCCTCGTCATGAACCTCCGTTAGCGCCTCTTCGAGCGCGAGGCGTAACCGTTCGGACTCGTCAAGCGCCCCGGTAACGGTCCATTGGGCCCTTTGACGCGCCTCTTCGTAGCCCTTCAGATAGGCTTTTGAAACCTCTTGCTGTAACGCCTTGAGGCGTTCCTCGAATTCGGCTGTATTCATGCGCGGCCCCATAAGAAAACGCCCGGCTGATCAGGCCGGGCAGTCGGGGAGAAAACGCAATACTCTTTAGCAGACGCCCTGGCCCATGTAAAGAAGGTCAAGACGGCGCACGATCTCCTGTTCGGTTAGTATGGGGTGCTCTGGCGCGGAAGGCTCCACAGTGCGCCAGAAAGCCCACAGGGGCGGGTTTACGGTGTAGGCCGGTATATCCCTTGGCAGGTCAGGGATGACGGCCTGTAGGGCTTCGTATTGCTCTTCGAAGGTCATTTTACCCCCAACAGTATTTCGATCAGCACAGCTACGATCACAGCGAGCATGGTATCATCTTTCTTCATAGTTTCTCACCGCTCGCATGACCGCCGGATGCGTCCGACGCATGACCCGGCCGATTGTCGGATAAGAGGCTTTCAGTTCCTTGCGCGCCCGCCACATCACCCGCTGACGGATCGCGCAGCGCCATGCAGTTCGGTCGTGCGCTATTATCATCCCGGGGGTCGTCCCGTGCGCTTTCGCCTCTTCCTCGATTATCGCCATTATCTGGTCTTCTATCATTGAATCGCCCTTCGATTGCGAAGATTAGCGCCCGCGCCGCCTTGAACAGTGCGCGGTCGTCGGCCCGTGGAATGTAAACCTGAATCGCTCCGTTTTCGTAATGTAGCGTCAGGGTTTTCTTGTCATTCTGCCATGTCACTTTGCTGGGCTGAACTCGCCGCATGTTTCTCCCTCCAGGTAATATAGGCTTCCGCCATAAGACGCGCGCGGCGCTCTATTTCTGTTTCGATTAGCTGTTTGCGGAACGCATCCGTTTCCATGCTCAACATGGCCCTTAAGGCGTCCGTGGATAGGCTTTTGAGCCCTTCCCGGTAGGGTTGTAGCTCTTGCCAGATTTCGTTCATGCGGCCCATGTTAAAACAAGCTCCACTGGTCGTTGTCGAGATGTTCCCGCGCCGCGTCGGCGACATGCTCGCTGTTAAGCAAAGCCCTGGATATAAGGTCGAACAGTGGGCCGGGCGGGAGGCGCACATATTCACCGTCGCTCCGATGCGAGTCGATCTCGATATCCGTCACGTCTATCAAAGCGATACCGGACGGAACGCCTGCGTCCCTGTCGCCCGGCTCCCATTCGTATTGAATCGTTGCGGTCCCGTACACGTAAAGCGCCTGTCCGGGCAGCGGCATGAATTCGTCAAGTTCGTAGTCAAAGGTTTTCATTTTCCAAGCTCCAGGTAAGCGTGGGTGCCGGCGCGTGCGCCGGACACGTAAACGTCGAATCCGTGCGGGTGGCCGCCGGCATGTTGCACCAGTCGCACGCGGCCCCGCGCGCCATACAGGCGACGCGCGAGACGTTGCGCGAATATCCTGGCGGCTTCTTTATCGGTCGCGGCCCGAACGGGCCGAAACGAGTCTAAACGCCATTCCATTTCTCTAGCCAATAGCGTTCTGATTCGTTGTCATAGACGTTACGAAAGTCGTCTCTTGCCGTGGCCAGTAACGGCGGCGGCGATTCCATCGCTTCCAGGTGCTGTAAAAGCGCCTCGAAAACATCCCTATCGAGTTCAATGGTCCACATTGGCTTGCTCTTCCGCTTCGTAAAATTCCCGCTCGCAGTCGTTACAGGTCATGTTGTCATACAAGCCAAGCAAAACCCATTGCGTGCCGTCCCATTCGGCGCACGCGTCGCGGATTATGTTGTCGCTCCCGCAATGCGGGCAGAGTTGTTTAATAGTCATGGCCCCATGTCTCCCCATATGATTGCAGCATTTCGAGCCGCGCTAGTTCGCATGAGAGGGCGGCGCGGGCGGCGCGGATATCGCCTCGAGATACCATCACGTCTTCTTTAGCCTTATCGTTTGCCTCTTCGTTCCAGTCTGGGTCAGAACGAATAGTTGCGCTTGCTTCCTCCCCAAGATCATCGGGAAATAGCCAAGTTTTCGCAAAAGGTTTGAGCGCCGCCTTAAGTTCCGCGATGTGAATGCGCAGCTTCTCAATTTCTTCCATACCTCTCTCCGTCAACGCGGCGCGTTCGGCGCCGTCGTCCCATAGGGCTTCGTCTATCTCGCGCCGCAGCCGCGTTATTTCTGGCAGGATGGGGCGCGCTACCATGCGCCGAGCATTTCGAGCGTATAACGGTCGCGGTCTAACCCTTCGGGTTTCCAGCCGGCCGCTTTCATATCGTCAAATAGCGTCTCTACTTCGCGATAGATTGCGCGTTCTTCGTCGCGCATGAACAGAAGCGCGCCGATTGATAGCTTGTAAGGGTTGCAGACTGATTGCGCCCCGTACCATGCCGCGCGCGACATGGGGTCTTTGGGCGCGTTCTTTAGCAGCCGGCCTTTGTGCGGCCCTTTCTTATGGCAAGCGCCATAAAGCGCCCTTGCGGCGGTATCTGATAAAACCATGATCTTTCCTCCAATTAAGCGGCTTTGCCAACGCGGAATCCATGCAGGTTTATGACGATGTCTTTGGGACTCTTGCTGCTATTGCCAGCGCACAAGCCGCACGCGGCGCAATTAGTCCGCGCTCCGTTTTCTTTAGCAGCCGGGCAACCGATTTCGGTTGTGGTGCGCGCCTCTTTTGCTTTCTTGGCGCGGAAGGTCCGCCAACCGCAGGCGCTTGCGAGTAATTGATCCGATTCCGTCTCGCACGACGCCATGCATAGCAGGGCAAAGGCCTGGAAAGCCGGGTTGCGCCACTGATGCGAGTAACCCGTGATCTTACCGGCTTTAAGCGTAGCGGCGCGCCATATCTGAAACGGCGCAGCGGCCGGGTCACCGTATGTGCCAAGCCGGAACGCCATGCCGGCGAATAGATCGGGCAGGATGGTGGGGTCATAGTCTATACCCGGCCGCGCGTAGCGGCCGCGCTCATACGCGCCGTATACGATTGCGACGCTTTTGGCGACGTCTACGTAGCATTTTCCGCCCTTAAACGGCCGTTGCGGGCAATCGCCGCAGATGCTTTCGTCCTGGCCGGATTTCAGGGCGCGGAACGGATGCACGTCAGCGCGGATGATAAACGTTTGGACCATAGCGCCAGTCTTGGCGTTATTGCTGGCGGTATCAACGCGCGTCGCGATCACTACGATAGGCGCGCCGTCAATGGCGCTTGGCCCTTCGTACAGTATGACGCCGGCATGGCGCTTGGCGCGTAACGCTTTTCGGAAGTCTGTTAGTGTGAGCATGATCGTGTTCCTTTGTTACGATAGAGCGGCGATGATAGCGCCGGTGATTGCGAAACAGGCGGCGAAGGTCTGGATTGCGTCGATACAGGTTGGCATTGGCGCAGTCCCTATCCTGCGGCGCGGAGGCGCGGCGGGTTGGCAAGAACGCGGCGCGCTTCTTTGCACGCCTCGCGGACCATGTCGCGAAAGTAACCGTCGCGGCGGAAATCTTCGGCGGACGCGTAGCAGCAAGCGCCAAGATAATCTGAGGCGGCAATCTCGCGGCCGTCGCACGATACGGTTATGCGCGCGTCGAACCATATATACCGCCCGGAATTTATACCTTCGATAATATCGTTCGCCATTTCATCGCTGTCGAAACAGTCGAGCGGGTTTTCATAGCAAGGCGCGAAAGCCAGCGCGACGGTGAAACGCTTCGTTTTGAAGCTATAGACTGTTTCGTATTCCATTTTACTGTCTCCTGTTGTGTTTGATGCTTACAGTATAGCGCGATTCGAAACGATTGCAACAAGATTTTTGATTAGGCGGTTTTGATTGGCGGTTTTTGGGGTTTGAGATAGTGTCTAGCTGTAAATTAGGTGGAGGAAACGTGCGTGATTCCCGGGCGTTAGGTTGTTTAGGTTAAAAATAAAAAAAAAAAGATTCAAGATAGTAAGTATACATATAGGTTTACATACAGTAAAAGTTTAGCGCAACTTAAACATACTCGCCTAAACCGCCTAATAGCATAAACCACCAAATTGGTAGACTAATGCGCCGGTCGTCCGGGGCGCGCGTCTCTTGCCTCGAGCTGGCGCTTCAACCCGACCTGAAACAGACTCGCCTAAATAGCATAAATGGTTCGGCTTATGTTTGTTTACATAAACATACTGGCTCTTGACCGTTGACATTAGGTTGACTGTAAACGTATTGAGGTGACTGTAAACGGGAGGGGGGGCTGGGCCTTGGGATCTCCTTTAAGAAATACGCAGGGACTGCACGAAATTTTTTATTTTTGTGGGCGTAATGTAAACAATTTTTATTTTTTAAAAATCCATGCTATAACAAACCATGTTTCATTCACTCCCATACGAGCCGCGCAAGATCTCCGCGACAGAGGCTGTGCTGGAGCGCATCTACGAGGCGGCAAAGAAGGGCCTGCGCGGCGACTCCATGGCGCTGGCGGCCGGGCTGACGCCGCACGAGTATCGGGCGCTCGTGCAACTGGACCCGATAGCGGAGTATGCCGAGACGAAGGGGCGCGCTGACGGCGAGGCTGAGCTGGCCGACGTAATGATGAAGGCGGCCCGC